TTTCCATTTACCCTATTAGAGTAAATGGTATCCTCTATTGGAGTAAATGGATTTACTCTATACCATCCTGTTCTATCATATTTCTTTTTATTGAACACATCCTTAAGTATGATGCTGTCTTTCAATAATGATGAAAGATTTTTCTCAATAGTTCTAACTGATATTCCCAATTGTTCTGAAAATTCTTTTGATGAGATAAATCCTGACCACCAATATCCATTATGGTATCTATCTTTTGTTTTATTCTTTTGGTTGTATTCACACCAAAATCTAATTCTCCCAATAATCGCAGCTTGTATGATACCATACTTTTTTGTATCTTCAACCGAAATTACATAATACTTATTTTCTTCCATAGAAATAAAATAAAAAAGGGTCACCAAATACTTACTGCTTCTCACTTCAGTTTTCTTTGGCAACCCTCTAAATCTTTAATGTCCTATAATGTGAGAAGGGACTTACGATTATAAATATATGACTTTTTATTATAAGAAAAAAATCTTAAAACTTTTTTTAAAAAACTTTTGGAATTTCCGACATATTTATTTATAATTGTAATATAAACCTTTAAACAATTTATTTATGCCAGTAATCAAATCTTATTACCAAACAACCCCAATGACTGACGAACAGTTAGTAGACGCAATTAATGTCTCAAGAGACCAAGAAAACAAAATCTTCCAACTATTCAAGAAGTATGGATGTATGACCACTTGGGATGTATATGAAGTTTACAACGAAGTGGTAGGAGATATACTACCTTCTTCTGTTGGTAGAAGTATTAACACTCTACTCAAACTAAATGTTATCTCTTCATTGGGAACAATACCCGGCGAGAATGGTAGACCGGTTAATCTCTATCAGATAAATAAGCACATACCTGAGGTTATCTCAAGAAGACAATCCTATGATATTCCCAAGTCAGTCAAATTGGATTTAAAATTTACTGAAGATGGTTCAATTGATATTGAAGGAATGGTACAAGACTTGGATGAGTCATTAGTAAGAATTGCAAACAGATTTAACTTAAACTATTAATCAAATGGAATTTCACTCAAAAGAAATTAACATCCTAAGACAATCCCAACAAAAGATGGCGTTTGACTTAGCAAGGTCTAAAGGTGTAGACCTAAGTGTAATGGAACTTCAACGAATGACAGATGTGTTTGTTGAGTGTTGTCTAAGACCAATGGACAAAGACCTTAAAGAAAGGGTCACCAAGTTGGACCAATGGTTAAATCAAAAATCTCAAAAATCTATTGAAGAGATTGAAGGTATAGTAATCGTACAATAGTTAGAAAGAGGTAGGACAATGTCCTACTTTTTTTTTGTTTATTATTGAATCTTACTGGGATTTATTATATTTATATAGTAGAGGGCGGGCTGAGGTTTATTTCTTATCGTTGTGACTGCCATTACTTTTTGATACCCGCCCTCTTTTTCTATGGATAAGAAAAGTGTTCAAGAGTTTTTAGAATCGATAATTACAATATTTGGAATTGGAATTGGATTAGTACTGTTGTATATGGTATCAAGTTACCTTTGGGCAATCTTCAAAACTTTTATTGAGATTATTTTTTAGTCTCAATTTTTTTTGTTATTATTTATTTAAGTTTATCTTATACATATACCCCCCTTTGAAGTTAGTGTCATTTCTTCTTAGGGGGTTCCTTTTTGCCAATGTCGGAAGTAAATACCTGACAATTCCCGTAAAAATATTTGGTGGATTAAAATGTTCTTATTACATTTGTATAAACTAAATGACAAAACAATGACAGATATTACATCATCAGATGAGTTAACCGAAACTGTTTAAAGGTTTCTCATAACTTCCCTTAAATTAAAAACCCCGACCATTAATTTGGAAGGGGTTTTGTGTTTAGTGTTCGTTTATTTATTTTGTCCTTGTGATTGTTCGTATTCACCGGATATTTCTGACATACATCTTGACATATAGGTATCCTTATCTTCATTACCACTTGGTGATGGGATTGGAAACCCTTCCTTAACTATCTTTGCCTTAATTGGAACGCAGTTTGGAACTTCCTTACCATCAAGTATCTTAGTACCATAAGGTTCATATCCGTCCCAACAATTGTTCTCCATCTCACCCTCTTCGAACTTATTTGATTTGTTTATCTTAACATCTTTAAGACCCAATCTAATGTTTCTGATTACTTCAATTCTATTTTTCATTTCTTAAATTTTAATTCCTTTTCGTATAAATAGATACTATCGTAGTTATCACTTATCCAATCAGCAAGTACAGATGTACTTACATTTAGTTTATCAACCAAATTCTCTTCTCTCAATAATCTATTGAAATACATTACCTTGTTGTATGGTTTTAATTCTTCTGCGTTTGGATATGGTAAAATTATCTCTTTCATTAAAGTCCTGTTTTCTTTTTTAAATGTCTATTCTCGGCCATTAAAGATTCTACCTTCTTTTCAAGAGTCTCAATCTTATTATGTAATTCGTGTATTTCTTCTTTAAGGTCATCAATAATCTTAACATAAATGTTAATAGATAGTTCAAGATTACGGAGAACCATATTATCTGTTTCTGCACTGACCTTTCTCTTACCAACAAACCAAGCGGCAATACCGGTAAGAATGTTAGATATAATTAATAATATTTCTGTATTCATTTTTAGACATTACTTAGACATTACTTAGACATTCCTTAGACATTAATAACAATCGTAACAAGGAGGATTAGAACTTTCTATTTCACTATAAGATTTTAAATTATTCATACCACCAGGATAACCTCGTTTTGAGTATCCATAACGACTAGTATGGTTCAATACAATTGGTGAGTTGTACTTAGAAGACTTGTCAGGTACCATGCCATCCAATGTAGAATACGATAGGTAGTCAGGGAATTTGTTCTGACCTTCGCCGGTCAATAAAAAGTCTTGTAGTCTTTGTTTATAAAACTCTGAACGTTGTTTTTGGATACCTCTGAGGTACTTCATGGTCTCGGCGTCTACTGATGTAGCTGATTCCATTTGACCCTCTACAATCCCTCTATTCATGGTCCTGTAGTGAAGGTGAGGTATCATCTCAAAGTAAGAAACATTTATCAAGAATGGACTGATGTATTCATTGACCAATTCCAATTCATCACTATTGAATGTGTTGCCGGTTGAAGATACTTGTGCAAGTAGATGTTTGTAGAATTTAGTTCCCAATAATGGTTGTAAGTGCAAATCCTGTGCAACACTTAGTTCCGCACGAATTGCATCAATATCTACATTCTTGTTTATATTTGTGAAGGCTTTCAACTTTCCTTCTGATACTAATAATACGTTCGCCATAGTTTAATCGTTTTCTTCTTCTCCCAACCAAATGTCAGTTTCTTCTTCGGTTAGACCATAACCTGATTTTAACATTTGAATTGCTTGCATTCTTGTTATTTTACCTTTGTTGTATTCTCTAACAATTCTCATCAATGCCTGATACTCTCTACCTTTCATACCTTTGATGTTCTCGTTTACAGCAACTGCCTCCACCGGTGTTACAGGTGCATTCTCAACAACAGGTTTCTCAACCACATCTCCAACCTCATAGATTGACATTGGTTTAATTTCAAATGTAGTATATGTTTGTGTCTTCAATGAGACCAACTTATTGAATGTTGGAAGTAGTTCATCTTGGTACGGCATTATAACCGTCTTACGGATAAATTCTGAGTGGTCTACAATCTCGTTTCTCGTGCCTAACTTACCACTCGTACTGATACCAAAAAGTTCACCAGAACTAATCCTATGACCTGACAGGATACTTCTAATAATATCATCATAGATTGCTTGATAATAACCATCATTTGAACTTGCCGGTATCTGTGTAATTTTTGGAGATAACTCAGCACTTTCGTTAAAGGAAATGATTGGTCTACCGGCATTATTTACAGAACTATATTGTTCTTCCAATGCCCGTGTAATAATTCGTTTTTGATCATCATCAGGAATACCATTAACAAAGTCTATCCAAAGACTTGGTAACATTCCATTCTTTAAGTTGTTAGAATGAAACTCCTTAATGTTTACATCAATTTCAATAGAAGCCAAAGCACCACTATAGTCTGGTACAGGGTAATAAGAATTGTTTGGTTGGTAGGCTTTGTAATAAAGTATTTGACTTGGTTCACCATCTTCTTGATTGAATGTGTCATATTCTTCAACACCGTATTTTTTAACATTTGTCCAATCCAAAGAATAATAATATTTTTCAATTTCATCTGTTTCAGGATTAATTTTTCCACATCTTACCTTAGAAAAATCTATGTGATATATTTCCGCAACTGTTTTTCTATCTCTACTCCAAATAACATTGAGTGCATATCCTCCAAATAAAACTAAATCCAATGCACATTTCTTCATTACATCGTGTACATTTTCCTTCTTGTTAATCAAGTTAACACTTGCCATTGGATTGTTAAGTGATACTACACCATCACCCAATATCTGATTTACTTTGGATAATACTATTGCCTTGTGTATTGCACTATTGTTAAATCTTGTAATAAGATAGTTAGGCATCAAGTTGTCATCACCATATAACACATAAGGTAATCTTTGTATTACCTCTGTAAATCTTGGTAAGATTGGTTCTTGAGTAAAATTAACTCTGCCCAAATCGTATTTTTTCATTTCATTACTCATATTATTCTATATATATGTAGTTACTATTATCTTCATTATCGGATTGATATTGAATAAATGTATCAGTTTGATTTGTATCTACAACCTCACACATAATAGTATAAACCAAAGAAGTACCATCACCAAATATTTGTAATTGGTATTGTCCTTCGTAGTTCAAATCATTACTTGTTAAGTTTAAAACAATCTCACAATACCTGTTATTCTGACCATATTGTGCAGGGTTTGATTTATCGATAGTATATGACTTACTCTCTTGTGATAAAGCGTGAACAAATGTTAAAGTGTATCCGGTAAATGTCTGTCTTGAATTATTGTTAATATTCAACACCAATTCATTTTCCTGTCCTTTATTTAATATAACCATAAGATAACTCTATATAACTAAATATAAATAATTTGTTTTTGGAATAGTTAGACATAAAAAAAGGAGGTGGTCACCCACACTCCTTTTATTGATTGCGCACATTTAAGACTTTTTACTGCGCACATTTTATATAGATAAACATAGGGTTCAACCCCTATTTACGATTATCCATTAAATGTAGCACCTGAGAATACAGTTGAAAGTGTTCCGCTAATTACTCTAGCAGGTACAGGTTCCTGACCTAAGAAAGTAATTTCGAATCCATTTCTGTCACCAAGTGCAAGACCGGTTGTTGCCGCTCCTGCTGATGTGTACATACCTCTAACTTGACCCAACATATATTGAGTATC